CTGCACCAGCGTCGGCTTGCCCGAGACCTTGAAGGTGGCCGAAGCCGCCATCTTGTCGTCGATCGGCGCGTCCGGCTCGAACCCGGTCAGGATGCCGGCAAACGCGAAGTAGGATCCGTCAGGAAATATCACCTGCCGGTTGATCTTCGCCAACGGACCGTCGAGGTTCATCTCGGCCATGAGCGCGGCTGCGGCCGGTCCACCGGGAACGAAATTCAGTTCGAGCGAGACCTCGCCGCCATCCTTCAGGCCGGCGATGAATTCCCGCCAAGCATCGGGGCTCTCCTCGTGCGTCGCATCGACCGTGTCGCGCGACATGGCCGGCGGCGTGATGCCGGTCACCTCCGCCAAGGTCGTGAACACTTCCGGCGACGCGCCGTTACCGGATTTGAACAGCGTCTGGTAGCCAATGCGAGCCGAAGTGGCCATCGGGATGCTCCGTTTCAGGTGTCAGAAATGTGACCCGCGACATGCCCCGGCGGGATTGGGGAACTCGAATTACTTTCCTGCCGCGATCTCGGCGGCGAGTTTTGCTGCGCGCTTCGCCGCGCGCTTGGTGGCCTTGTCCAGCTCCTCGACCAGCGCATCCTTCATGACGTCGATGGTGGCCGGCCCGTGCGTGTCCCAGGTCGGGCGCATGAACGGCTGCGGGGCGTGATGAGACGTCCCGAATTCCTGCAGGATGCCCTGGCCGGCGCGCTTGGTCGGGCCCACCTGCGTGACCGCAGATCGCCCGGTCCCGCCAGCCGATCTGTTCGCGTTGCGCGCAGCAGCTGCCGCCTCCGCCCTCGTGCCGCCCTCCGCCATCGCCTGCGCGAACGCTGCCTTGCCCGGCGTGATGATCTTGGCCTTGCCGACCTGGATTTCGCGCTTCAGCTTTCCGGTATCCTTTGGCGCGATCTTGATCGCCTCCTCGGCAATGAAGGCCCCGGCAGTGCTGACGGCCCGTTTGAGGATATTGCCCGAGGTCGCCTTGGAGAATTCATCGAGCGCATCCTTCAGGTCGCTCAGGCCCTCGACGGCAACGCGCGTCCGCGTGAACTTCGCCATCACCGCTCACCATGATGGATGAAGAAATCCCTGCTCACCCGGAACATCTGCACGATGTCGTCATAGTCCTCGCGCTCGTCGGCGATGAACACGCCCTGCACGAAGACGGCATTGGCTCCGGTCCCGATTGCGCCGGTAAAGCCGTCCAGCGCGGCCCTGATGGCGTTGGCCAGCGTCACCGCCGCATCCACCGTCGGCGCCCAGGCGTCGATCTGGAATCGCGGCCGGGAATATCCGGACGGCCCCTGCATGGTGTAGTCACCCTGGCCCGAGATGCGCGTATACACGATGCTCGCAAGCTTCACGCTCTGCGGCAGCACCACGGGATAGATCCTCGCGATACCGCCTGCCGTGACGAGCGGACCAATGGCCACATCGTCACGGAAGAACGCGAACAGGCCGGGGCGGATGTCCTTCACGATCAGGCGCCGAGCACGCCCGAGTAGCCGCCGGGGAACGTCTTGAGCACCGTGGTCGACTTGGCGATACCGATCGGGCAGAGATATTCGGTCGCGCCGACGTCGGCCAGCGGACAGATGCCGCCCGCGGCAGCCCCGGAGAGATAGTACACCACGCCTGCCGTCATCGTGGCGCCGATCGTGATCTCGCCGCCGAGCTTCATGTAGTCGACAGGTTGGCCGGCCGATGCGCCGTTCAGCGCGACGCCGATCGCCTGGCGCGCCGCAACCGTGGCCGAGGTCGGATCGGTCGCGATGATCGCGCCGGCCGAGTCCTTGTAGACCGCCTTTCCGGCCGTGATGGTGCCGCCGGCCATTCCGGCCTCGACTTGCGCGCCCGCACCCGGCAGCACGTTCGCGGCAGTGATGGAAAGATCGGTCATCGAAAATTCTCCTTCGTGGGTTGAACCAGTTGCGTTACGTCAGACCTTGGTTTCGCTCGAAATCACCTGCCCGCGCGCTTCGGATGATTGGCCATCCTGGCCAGTCTCGCCTTCCCCATCCAAAGGGTCGCCACCGTTGGAGCCGACCATGCCTTCGATCTTTCTCCGCAGGTCGGCCTCGTAATGCTCGAGCGCGCCGACGTGCTCGGCATGCGCACCGGTCAATTCGTCGATCGCATCGAGCGTCTTGCCGTATCGCTTGGCGAGGACCGCGATGGTCTTTTCCTGCCCTTCGGCGCGGATCAGATGTGATTTCAGCCCTGCGAGTTCGATCGGCTGCTTGATCTTGAGTGCCATGTCTTCTCCCAGCATTTCCGGATGGCGCTGCAGGATATCCAGCCGCAGGCGCAGGTGCGCGATTGCCACCATCGCCGTGACGCGATCCATTGAGCTACCGAGTTCGAATTGGAAACCTGACTGTCTCGTCGAGTTCACGCCCGCTGGACGTCACGACGCGATTGACGATATCGTAGTCCGTCTTGTGCACACCACCCGACCACCACCCCTTGCAGCGGGTTGCGGTATTGGAAGCGGATTCCGCCACGAGCGGATTCGCCGATCCGACCTGACTCGGCAAGACAAAGGTCGACGTCACGATCGCATCTGCAGGCATGACGACCGTCGATGGCACATCTTCCGCCTTGCTCGGGTCAAGCGCGATGGCGGCGTTGTACTCAGCAAGCTCATCCTCGTTGTAGAGCCGCTTCGTCCAATCGAGATCGCGATCGTCTGTCTCGTCAGGGTCTTTAGGGTCCCATCGGTGCATTGCTCACCCTGCCGATCGCTGTTGCGGGTCCAAATAGACGACTCTGGTTTGCGGGTCCGCGTAGGCCACTCGGGATTGCGGTGCCGCATACACAACGCGCTGCTGCGAGTCCGCATATGCAACGGCGGCGGAATTGACCTGCACCAGCGGCCGCAGATTGACCGTCGGCGAGTAGAAATTGTCGTTATCCGCGAACAGGTCGGGCGCGATACTGACGCTGCCGACCGTCACCGTCGCGGAATGGAAGATATCCGCGTCCTCAAACAGCACTGGCCCGAGATCGACAGCCCCGCGCGACAAGGCCGCCGAGAAGAACGCGTCGTTATCAACCACCAACACCGGCGCCAGCACGGACCCGCCGGCCGACACCACGGCATCGTGGAACGCATCGCCCTCGACAAACAGCGAGGCCGTCAGCGGCGCAGCACCCACGCTCAACACCGGGGTGAAGAACGTATCCGTCTCACTAAACAGCGCCGCGGCGAGCCCGACCGCACCGCGCCCGATGGTCGCCGAGAAGAACGCGTCACTGTCCGTAAACAGCGCCGCCGTGAGCCCGACTGATCCCGGCGCCACCGTCGCCGAATGGAACGCGTCCGAATCGACGAAGACATCCGGCGCCAGCAACGCCCCGCCGGAGGACACCACGGCGTCATGGAAGACGTCCGTGTCGGCGTAAAGCCCCGCCGTCAGCGCCACCCCACCCGGCGAAACCACCGCCGAGAAGAACGCATCGCTATCGGTAAACAGCGAAGGCGTCAGATCGGACGCGCTCGCAACCGTCGCACTGAAGAAGCTGTCGCCGTCCGAGAACAGCGAGGCTGTTAGCACTACTCCACCGACCGTGATGGTGGCGCTATAGACGCTGTCCGTATCCGCATAAAGCGGCACCGTCAGCGCGTAGCTGCCGCTCACCGTCGAGGCGAAGAACGTCTCGTTGTCCGAGAACAGCGAGGCCGTAAGCCCCACCGTGCCGGGCGATGCCGTCGGCCCGAAGAACGCATCGGTGTCGACAAAGAGACCAGCCGTGAGCCCGACCGCACCCGTCGTCACCACATGGGTGAAGAACGCGTCACTATCCGCAAACAGCGAGGCCGTGAGAGCTTGCCCGCCCGCGGCTTGATCGACGGTGGCCGAAAAGAACGCGTCGCTGTCGTCGAACAGCGCAGCCACCAAGGGCTGCGTCAGGTCCATCTTGAACGACAGCGTCCCCAGCACCGCCTGGCCGGGATTGCTGGCGTCGTCGCCGAGACGACCTTGGCTGCAAGTGCGGCCTTGATCGTGGTCGAGTTCGCCAGCTGCAGCGCCATCAGCATCGGCGAGGAAGCCGACCAGGACGTGCCGTAGCTCGCTACACCCCAGCTGACGACCAGTTCCGCGGCCTGCGCCAGCGTGCCCGTGGCGGGGCAGGAATAGGGCGAGGAAACATCCCCGGTCGTGTTCGCGATATTGACGTCGATCGCGGAGAACTTGCCCTTCCAGACACCGACGATATGAACGCCGTCATTGGTGCTGGAACTGCACGCCGCCGTGACCGAGGTCAGCGTACCGGCATTGGTCGCAATCGAATAATAGACCCGCCCGGTGACGTTGCCCGCATCCGTGCCGGCATTCTGGGCCGTATACGTATTACCCAGATTGTCGGTAACACCAGTGACCGTCAGATTGGTCTGCTGGCAGACCACCGAGACGATCAGGTCCCCCACCTCGACCGCAACCGACCCCGTCGCCGAGAAGCTCGCCGGGATCGAGTTGTTGTTCGCCTGCAGCGTCCCGATCAGATCGCCGCGGTTTAGGACGGTCGAAGAAAAGAACGAGTCGGTATCGCTATAGAGCGACGCCGTGAGCGACTGCGAGCCAACCACCGTCGCGGAAAAGAACGTATCCGTGTCGGTGAACAGCGACGGCGAGAGGCCGCCACCGGCATCGGCATCGAAGGCCGCAGCGATGAGAGCCAAGCCCGTCGAATAACTGACGGCTCGGTTAGTGAGTGCTCCGCCGCCGTTGTCAAACGATGCCGTGCTTAGCGCAGCGCCAAGCGATGAATCGGTGCGCAAACCTGTCGCGCCGGTCCATGCGCCATCCGGCGGCGGATTGTTGTAGGCAAACGCGACTAGCGCGCCAGCAG